GATATCCCAGTAGTTGTGGGTTTTGCATTACCATATCGATAATATCAGTACCTTCTGTAATATCACTTTCAGATGCTACCACTATGTCAGTTTCACCAAGAGCAACTTCTTGCTCGTCCATACCCGTTTTGTCTTCTTTTTCCTTCTTACCTTCATTGATGAAGTTTCTAAGGTCAAAATTGTTATAGTTGCTCATTTTTATGTTTTTTAAATGTATATATATAAATATGTTAGTTTTTAATTAAACACCTACTAGTTTAGGTCCTATAGATTTAACTGCTGCTGCTAGTTCAACTCCTTTTACCCCACCTAGACCGCTTTCTATGGCACCGATAATAGGACTTCCTGCATTGAAAGCACTAACGGCTCCTCCTATAGCATTAGCTCCTGCTATTGCAATGGCTACGTTAAGAAGTACTTCGGCAGTTAATTTTAATTTTTTTTCATCAACCTGGCCAGATTGTTTGTCTTTCCATACAGTCTTAGCTACTCCAAACAGCTTTACAACTTTCATTACTATCTTAATATACTTCGAATGTAAAGAGTGTCCATTTTCTTTTATCCAGTTTGAAACTTTATTTTCTCCTTCCTCACTTTCCCCACCACCTTTAAAAAGTTTTCTAAATATTTTTACAATAAACTTTACTACTTGAGCTAAATATTCCATTATCTTAGGTGCTGCTAATACTGCTCCTACTATAATAGAAACAACAGCTTCATTGACTAATGGTTTTTCTGATTCATGAACAGCATTGATATCTTCTTTAGTAACTCCTTCAAGTATAAGGTTAAGCTTTCTCTCTTCCTTAACTTCAGTTATTACTTCTTTAATAAGTTCTACAAACTCAGACTTCTTCATTATGCTCTTAGTATATCGTTTATGATAGAATCAAGGCCATGATATTTAGATACTTTTACCTTACCTTCTTGTAAAGCTATAGGGTTCATAAAAGCTCCGTGAGTAGATGGGTTAGAAACAAAATCCCAACAAACTAATTCAAAATCGTCTTGTACTTCTAATGCTCCTTCATTAGTTTGCTGTACTGAACCAGTACCTCTAGATGAGATACCGATAGTATGTCCGGCTTTAATTATTTCTTTTACGATATTACCTGCTGGTGTATTAAGTAACTCTACTCGTCCCATTAGGTCATCTCCCTTCCACCATAAGTCTTTTACTATGTGAGATGCATTTTTAAGTTCAACAACTGGTTTTTCTGGATGATCTAGTTCTCCAAAAGCATTTCCGTTTTTAACGAACTCGTCTATATATTTTTTAGCTTCTCTTTCTAGAATTTCTTTTTTGTAAACACGACCATTTTGATTTTGAGATGTTGCTCTTTGCATTATACCCTCTACTTCAAAGACACCAGGTTTACTTTTGGACTCTTTAAGTACAGATTTAAATGGAGTAACATTTACTAATAATTCAGTCATATCTTAAAAGTTAGGTGTAAAGACTGTTGTTTTAGGCTCTTCAGCAATTTCAGTTTCACCTAATGGTGTTTCACCTGAATTGTGAGCATCAACGTCTGCTTGGGTTATTGTTCTTACTTTTGGTAAACTTACCTTACTTAAAAAGGCACCTTTCTTAATAACTCTACCTAAATCTTGTCTAAATGCTGCTTCTAAGCTAGGAGCAATAAAACCTCCAATCTTTAATCCTTCTTCGTTTTCAAACGTGCCAGTCTTTTCAAAAGCTTTAGCTATTTTATCAGACATTTTGTCATAAAAAGATTCTATCTCTGTTACAATATTTTCAAGCTCATTAACTACTGCTTTTACTCCTGGAAAACTTTCGTATCCTTCAGCCCAGTCAGCTAACTTTACAGTAGCTGCTTCATTTAATAAGGTCTTCTTAATAATTGACTTAACAGCTTCTTTTAGTTGCTTTTCTTTTTCTGCTTGTTTTTCTTTAGCTATATCGTAAGTAGATTTTTTACCAGCTCGTCTGTCTTGATCATGAGCTTGTTGCATTCTTTTCATTGCATAGCTTTCATCCTTACCCATTGCTTTTTTGATAGCTTTATCTTTAGCAGCCATATAATCATCTCCATCGATGTCTCCATCTCCGTCATGATCAGTTCCTTTCTTTTCACCCATATCAGAAGGACCTTCATAGTTTACAGAGATATACTCTCTAAACTCGTCTTCGATATCTGCTCCACCTAGAAGATCTTCTCCATGTGTTCTTATAAAATCTTTTAGTATACCTCCTGTAATGTCTGGATAATTAGCTCTTAATGCTCCTACTACTTTTCCTAATAGTGCTTTTTTAGCATCTTCAGACATTGGTGGATTAGGTTCAACTTCTTCTTTTAACGTAGCTTTTTTCATACTGTTAAAAGTATCTACTGTAGCTGCTCCTCTTTTGACCTCTACTTCCTTATCGTGTTTATCTACATTATTAGATTCACCTGACATTAAGTCAAGATAGTGAGTAGGATTTTTTTCTAAGTTAGATTTAGCTTTTGTCTCTGCTGCAAGATAATCTGCTGCATTAACTGTCTTACCAATAGTGTCTCCTAATTCAGCTCTGATACCTCTATCTAAGGCATCTAACGAGTAAGTTAGTGCTGGTTTTTCGTCGTATACTTTAGCTTTAGAAGTTGAAGGTTTTTTAGCTTCAAAAAGTAAGTTACGGGTTTTTAAGATTTGTACTGTAGAATCGAATCCATCGAAGTTAGAGATGTACATTGGGTATGCTTGTCTCATTTGTCGAACAAACTCTTTCTTTGCCATCTTACCTTCGTTGACAGCATTATATTTTTCTGTTGCGGTTACTTGTCTCATTATACTTCTTTGTATCCTTGTTTTGTTAAAGTTTTCTTAGCACGTTTTGAAGGTGTTCTACTAAATGCATTAGGTGAACCGTAAACTGGTCCATCACCTGGTGTCATAGTAGCTCCACCGACATTGGTAACATTAGCCTCATCTAATTCAGTCATTACCTCTTTTACTAATTGAACTAAGCCTGATTTTGTCATAAGCTTTTTAGTTCATTTACTAGGTCATAATACTGCATTAAATTAACGAGGTGTGTATCAACTATCTTACTTTTATTATTTACAGGTTTGATAGCCTTCGATACTTCATCTAATTTAATTTTTATAACTTCATCTTTTACTTTAGATGATAATTCTACAACTTGCTTACTTATTTTTTCCAATTCTTCATTAACTAGACTGCGTAAACGTGTTTGTGAATTTACAGAAGTAATGAATTCTTTAAGAATATTCTTCTGTTCTGGAAGTAAACTTTTATACTTACTGTTAAATTTTTCTAATAGAATTTTAAAGGTCAATAGCTTTAAATCCTTATCATATTTAGAATACTCTTCAATAAGTGTGTCTTTAACTTCTTGTTCGTTTTGTTGAGCAGAGGTTAAATGTTCTAATATTGTAGTTTTATTATCTATTAATACTTGAGGGTCAACTAATGAATTATTACTTTGAGCTTCTAATAGACAATAAAGAGCGGCTAGAGCCTTATAATCTCTAACCTGCATACCGAAAAATTCATCGATATTGTAATTTTCTTTAATTTCTGCAATAAGGTTATACTTAGCATCTTTCAAAGACTTAGTATTTAACTTAAGAGAAATCTCAGTTATAGTTGATAAAATTGCTTCCGCTTTAGATTGTGATACGTTTTTATTTTTTACAATAAATTCATACAATCTATACTCCTTTGATAAAGAAGTTTTATTACCGAAAAACTTTTTAAGTATTTTAACTGCAGCTGAATCTTTATTATCAAGAGTATCGGCTGCAATTTGCTTTACTAAAAGTTCAAATATTAATCCGGTATTGCGGTATTTTGAATGTTTTATTTTCATTATACACGTTTACTATTATAAATATGTATTAGTTACCTAAATCCTTAATGTTCTCTTCATCAAGTAACTTACTATCATCATCTTGTTTGTTTTCGAAAACTAAACTTTTGAACATTTCCTTATTCTGTAAGTAAACTGTGTTGGCTGTAGTGTTTTCCATTACGTATTCGTTGTCGGAAGGATAACCACCTTTCATGCCATGTTGACCTAAAGGATCTCTACCACCTACTGGTCTTTCTTGGGTACCGTATATTGAAGCCTTTTCTTTAGGTCTTCCACCTTCTGGTCCTGGCTCACCCCATTTTTCTTCTTGTTCTGAATATCCTTTGGGTAAGTTTTCAGGAGCACCGCCTTTTGGAGTTGAAGTAGCTCTTCTACCGTACATAGATGCAAGATCATGTGGTGTACCGTAACTTATTCCTGATTTAGCAGGATCGTTACCTTCATTTTCAATTTGAGCTAATCTAAAGAATCGTTTAGAATCTTCTCTAACTAATTCTCTCATCTCCATATAAGCATCTTCAGACATATCAAATATATTCTCGTAAATATAATCAGATGCAAATAACTTAGTATCTTTCATTTGATTAGCAAGATCTATTTTCTCTTTTAATAGAGCAATTTTCTCTTGTTCAAATATGATAGAAGGAGTGGTTAACTTAAGTTCAAAGTTAGTCAAACTTTCTCCAGTAAATCCTTGCGTATAAAGGTGTACTAAAGCTATTTTAGTTAACTCTGATTCTAATATCTTTTGTATTCTTTCTACCGAACGAGCAAATCTAATATCTTCTGCAGCTAATGTAGCTTTACCTGATAAATCTCCTTCAAATCCAAAGTAAGCTTTTGGTATCTTAAGAGCTGCAAACATTTTTTCTTGTAAGTATCTAACGTCGGTAATACCATCGTAATCTAATCCCTTAGTTGTTTCTATTCTAGTAGAAGCATCTCCTCCTCTTACAGGTAGGTAGAAATCTTCCATCATATTTTGAATATTAAACTTAAGATTATATTGACCATCATCTCCTACGTATGGTGTTTTTTTCATAGAATTGATAGTCTTTTGCATAAACTGATCAACTTCATTAGGAGGAATAGATCCTACATTAATATAGAACATTCTCTTCTCAGGTGCTCTCATTATACGATGAATTAACATCGCATCTTCCATTAATGTTGTTTGTTTAAATATCTTTCTAGCTGGCTCTAAATAAGATCTACCGTAAGGTAGGTAAGAAGTATCAGATATTAATCTAAAATGAGCAATTTCATAGTTATCAAACTCAACAATATTTCTTTCTTTATTTCTTTTATGGAACCCATACTCAGGTGCCTGTGATGCAGCTAATCCATCTGGATCTAATTTAAATGTAACTTTAGCAGGGTTATCAGGATCAACTCCTTCTTCTCTTATAAAGTTATATACGGTATAAGGTAGGACATTGTATACGCCGAACTTCTCTGCTATTTCAAGCTTTAGGAAAAAGTCTCCGTACTTACACATGTTTCTTACCCAAGACCAAAGGTTAAATTCTATATTAAGTACATCATAAAATAAATTATAAAGTACTCTTTGAATATTTTCATCAGATGATTTTACTGATAAAATTTCTCCTTGATCATTTTTAACTGTTGCTTCATCAGCTATAATATCTAATGCTGATGCTATGATAGGATCTGAATCCATTGCTTCATAATCAGTGTATAATTGTATACGTAGAGTCTGATAATTAAGATTAGGATTATATACGTTTTTGTGGTTGTACAGATATAATCTACTAAATCTATCTATAAGTGAATTTGTTTGGTATCTACCGGTAGTTTGAATTTGATTTACATCTGCTACCTTGAGTTCATCACCACCAACGTTACGAATGACAACGTCAGAAGAGAACAATCTCTGCAGTCTACCAAATAAGGATTTATCTGCCATTTAAATATTTTTATATAAATAGTCTATTTGACTAACCAAGAAATGTCTTCTTCACCATCTCTTGTCTTTATAAGATAAGGATTATTTTGCATATTACCAACAGTTGTTATAACTGCGGGGTTTCTTTTATTTAGATTACTGAAAGAAGATAGTTGAGCTCTAGCAAGATCCATTCCTTGCTGTCTCAACTTAAGTGCAGTATCTCTAACATATAAAGCTGTAGCACAAGACATTATGAGGTCATCATTATATCTATCTTGAGCTTGAGCTTTTCCATTTTTCCAGACAAATACTCTCATTTCTCCCATTAATCTTTTAGATTGTATGGTAAGTGATTTGTCTCTTATGTATTCTATCATCTTAGCTATTACTAAAGGTCTGGTTTTAGCAGACATAGTAAAGCCGGGTACTAATTTATCTCTTTCATACTTGTGCATATATGATTCTACAGTTTCCATATTATTTGTAGTACTGTAGTAAACGTTTCTATACTCTCTTTCAAGCAGTTGTTCTATAGTAGCCCATCCTATATTAGCATTTTCTACTACTAATAATGCTTCATTATACTCTGCAGCTATACCTACTAAGAAATTACCAAAGTCTTTTGGTGATAGTTTACCTTTATACTCTGCAACCTGTACGCATCCTTCAATATCAAAAATATGAAATGCAGAATAGTCAGTTGCATCACCTCTGGCAACATCTGCTACTACCATATATGACTTAGTATAGTCAACTCCCTCCCATATCCATAAGTTACCGTCAATACCTCTTCTTTCTAAAGGATCTTTTTGGTATGTCTGTTCGTAAAAAGACATGTCATCTGGTTCAAATACCGTATCACCGGAAGCTAAAAAGTCACAATCACATTCTTGACCAGCCATTCTAGGGCCTAGGTCATTATCTTGTTGATCTCTCCATGGTTGATCTCTTTCAGGGTGTACTGTCCATGGTAATCTTATAGGTAAGAAACTATTTTCTCCAGACTCTGCTTTTTCCCACGTTTGGTGAAACCAGTTACCAATACCGTTTGGTGTTGATAAAGCCATACATTGACCACCGGTAGCTAATGTTTGTTGTGCTGCAGTAAATGTTTCGTCAACATTTTCTATAAACGCTGCCTCATCCATAAGTAATAATGATACCGCTTCTGATCTTGCAGCATCAGGTGATGATGATTTAGCAGTTACTTTAGAACCATTCTTAAGTCTTAATGATAATTTATTTTTCTCTGTAGATGGTAATTTTAACCACTTAGGTAACTCATCGTACATAAAGATAACTTTGGTTACTAAGTTTCTAGCAGTTGCTTGTGTTGTTGCTAATGCTAGTACGTTCTTATCTTTATGAAATAACATTAACCATAAACTATAAGCAGCAGCTAAAGTAGAAATACCTAGCTGTCTTGATTTAAGGGTAATAAGATATTGTTGATCTCTAAATAAATGAAGTACTTTCTCCTGAAATGGATAAAGGTTGAATAAGATCCTACCTCTAGTTGGGTGTTGAATATGGCAGTACTTCTTCATAAAGTAAGCCGGATCTTTTCCGCACTTTATATACTCTTGTGCGATTATTTTTTTTATGTCCTGAGCCATAACTAATTTTTAACTCAATACTTTACTAAAGTTGAGTTTGATTTTACTCTGGTTTACACCAAAAGACTTAAGTAAGTTTTCAGATTGTCTTATTTTTGCAAGGTCTATATTCCACCAATGTAACTTACCTTTAGAACTTACGTTAGTAAGGTAGTTACCATTACCAGGCTTTCTCTTTAGTTTTGCATCCAATATTAACATTGCCATTTGTTTAGCAGCTTCTACTGAATTACTTGCTCCTAACTTATCAATTAAAAATTTAGTATTATCTTTAATAGTTTGAAATACATCATACTGTTTTGCTAGTACATCTAAATTATCTAAACTACTAAATCTAGCAACTGATTCAAATACTGCTGGTAGTTCAGTACCATTAAAGTTAGTCGGGTTAAGTATTTTAGCTTCTGTTTTTGGATCTAATACATTTGTTAAGGTATTCAAACCAAAAGCCACAGATAACAATTGTAAATTTTCTTTGTCAGAACTAAATCTACCTAAAGAAATTCCTGCTGTACCACTATCGTACGCTTTTACTTCTACACCAACTCCATCAAATTTTAAATCAGGATCATCTCCTTCTCTTCCTTCAGTTACAGGTATTGGATTTTTTTCATTATAATTGTACAACCAGTATAGACTGACCTCTCCTTTTCCAACTCCTAAGTTATCTGCTTCACCTTTTTTTGTTTTAGGTTTTACAGTCCATAGGTGTCTCCATATCTTCATATCTGCTTCTGCAACATCTTCTGTAAAGTTACCTTGACCTGCTCCAGCATAATCATAATTACCAGTAGAAGGGGGAATAGATTGTCCTTCTTCTATTTCACCTTTTTCAATTAGTCTTTTGATTATTTCCTGATCATAAGAATCAGAATTTTCATATATAATAGTTTCCTGAGATAAATCTAATTCATAGATGAGATCATCTAATATTTTTTTATCCTCTGGGTTTGTTATATTGGGTATACCTGATTTAGTTCTCCAGGCCCACTCTGTATATAGTTTATCTATTACATTCATTATCCTTCTTCTCCTGATTCGAAATCAATAGGTTCACCAGATAGGTCTTCTCCACCACCTTCTTCTCCTCCAGCATCATCAGCTGCAAAGTCTTCACCTCCTTCACCTCCTGCATCACCTCCAGGAAATTCAGCTCCTCCGCCTCCATCGGCAGAACCAAAGTCAGCATCAGCTCCTCCACCTTCTTCTTCTTCACCAGCTCCTTTCATAGGTGCCTCTTTATAAAGTATAGCTAATTTATCTAATGCTTGTTGGTACTCTGCTATGTTAGAAAGTAAATATCTTTTACCTAAAATACTAGCTTCAAAAGTTTTACCTGTCCATTTTAAAGTATAGTCTTGACCATTTTTAAGATTAACTCTAAATGAAGTTGGTCTTGGAGATATCCAATCTATACTATCAACAAACTCTTTAAAATCTTCAGTTTGAAGTTTTATTATTGCCTGTCTTACTGTAGGAAACTTACTTAATATTTGATCAGTAGCATCCTCTAATACTGTTTCTGGACCAGCATCTGGTTCAGGTTCTTCTTCTGGTGTAGGTTCTTCTTCCTCTTCAGAAAGTTGATCTAGCATAGATTCGTTTAAACCTTGTGGAATGTTAGTATCTAATACTTCAACTTGTTCACCTTCTAACTCATCCATTATACCAGGGTCATATTCATCTACACTAAAGTAGAGTATAACTCCATCCGGGTCATCTTGAATTTCGTATTTGATACCAAATATGTCTTCTAATACTACTTGTGCAGCATTTTGACTTCTAGCATCTTTAGAAATTTTTATATAGAAATATCTATCTGGTGCTTCATTTAACTCAGTCAATACTTCAGCGTATGCTTCTAGTATAAGGTTGTTAAGTTGAGTTCTATTCATCTTATGCAAGTTCTTTTACTTTGTCTACATGCCCATCTACATAGGCTACTGATGATACAGCTTTACCCATATCTTTTGTAGTTGCTTTAATTTGAGATGCTATATCTTCTGCTTTTTTAACTTGAGCAGGTGTTGCTTTTTTTGCTTTGATAGCAGCTTTTTCTAATTTAAATAAACTATCATTTTGACGAGTCCATTTGTCTAACTTAGAACCATCTAAATCTTTATCTTTAAGAAGTTTTTTTCTTAATGCTGTAGCACCAGGGCATATATCGAAATGTTTAGGTTCAACTGCTTCGTTAAGTCCTTCATATGGAGCTCCGTCATTTCTTCCGAATGTTCCTCCTCCTCCGGCTCTACCGTACTCGAAAGCAATTTTATAATGCTCTCCA